TGCTCGCCATCGCGCCGCTCGTCGCCAACTACCGCGATTGGGGCACGCTGACCGCCGCCCAGAAGGACAACAACGCCCGCCAGCTCACCCGCCTCGTGGCGAGACTGCTCGACAGCACCCAAGACCTGTAACCCATGGCGATTCTCAAGGCCGCCGCGACCGCCAACGATACGCTCGACTCCCTGGGCGATACGCTGATCGACGGTCTGTTCCTCACCACGCCCCCGGCGGGCGACTATCTGCTGTGGACCACGATCCAGGTCCTCACGCCGGGCACCTCCAGCAGCGGCGAAACCACGTTCTTCAACGTCTACGTGGGCGGGGTGCTCGTCCCCCACACCGAGCGCCGCTACGGGCAGGACGGCAGCATCACCGACGCCGCGTTCACCTACGTGATCGGGGCCATCGTCTCCCCGAACGGCTCGCAGGACGTGGAGATCCGGCACCGGACGTCTTTGGCCGCCAACCCGCTCGTGGCGCAGAACCGCGAGCTGACGTTGTTCCCCTCCCTGAACGCCGCGCCGATTGAAGTCACGGCGACGGGCGATGCCACGACATCCAGCCCCAGCTTCGCCGCGCTGATGACCGCGACGACCCCGGCCATCGGTACCTACCTCTGCACCTTCGGCACGTCCGGACAGGGCCCCACCAACAACGAAGGGGAGTACCGCGTGGTCGTGGGTGGCGTGGTGGTCGCGCACTCTCTGCGCACGCAGGGACCGACCAATTCCAGTAATGCTGACGCCGACGAGTGCCAGGGCAACTTGGCCGTGGTGGTCACCCCCGACGGGACCGAGGACGTGGTCATCGAGTGGCGGCGCTCCTCAGCGCCAGGGACGCGGACGGTCCACGAACGCACGCTGACCCTGACGCCCACCGAATCCGTCGATGTGAAGGAAGCCTCCAGCGTGGCCGACGACAGCGACTCAACGACCGGCGACGTGCTGATCGACGGCATGACGATCACCGATCCGGGCCCGGAACAGTACTTGGTGATGTTCACCGGCTCCGACTTCTACGGCACCATGGGCACCGGGGACGCCCAGACCAACTACAGCGTCCGCGAGGGCGGCGTGAAGGTTCCGGACAGCGACCGGCGGGCCGATCACGAGGAATCGCTGGACGATGTCAACATGAGCGTGCAGGCGGGCGGGAGGGTGGTAATCACCAGCGGCACGTCCGATCTGGAGATGTTCTGGCAGAACAGCACGACCACCACCCGCACGATCCACGAACGCACCTTCGTCGCCATCCGGCTGCGCCCGTTCCTGCGCCCGCAGCATTTGGTCCGGCAGGCGTTCGGCACGCCGCGAGCCCATCCCGGTCCGTATGTGTTCCGTGAGGCACCGGTGCCCCCCACCCCAGCGCCCGTCACCATGGCGGGCTTCATGGTCGTGCAGGGGATCGAGCGGTTCCCGCGCTCGCGGGCCAGCGCCTACACCGTCCGCGCGCCTCGAACGGGAGTGTTCTCCGTGACGCCCTTGCCGGGCGTGGCCACCGGGTTCGTCGGCCTGAAGTTCCTGAATTGACCAAGCTCGCCCAGGCCCCGCAGCCCTCGGAGGTGCAGATGTTGAGCCGCCGGGGGCTCATCGAGCTGGAGCGGTGCCGCCGATCGCCGCTCTACTGGGCCGAGCGGTACGTCTACACCCGCGATGACAAGGACCTCGCCGCACCCCACAAGCCGCTGATCGCCGGCCCGCTGGCCGTGAACCATCGCACGCTCGAGGTGCGACCACTCCACGACGGCAAGGACGATTATCTGCGGTTCCTCACCCTGCTGTGGGAGAAGGAGCCGCTGATGCTGGTGCCGAAGTCGCGCCAGGTCCGCATCTCCTGGTGGGCCATGGCGATGCAGCTCCACCTCATCCAGTTCGCCCCCGCCCAACGCTGCGCCGCGCAGTCGAAGAAAGCGGCCGATTCCGACAAGCTCCTTGACCGCTGCCAGGTCATCCTCGAGCAGCAACCGAAGGTGGCGAGCTACATCCCGTGGCCGCGCTGGCACAAGAAGATGAACCTCATCCGTATATGGCACGGGGGTTTAGCTGGTGTCTCGCGCCTGGAGGGACTCCCCGAGGGCGGCGACAAGATCCGCGGTGAGACATATTCGGCCGTGTTCACTGACGAATCGGCCTTCCAGAACGAGGCCGAGGCCGCCTACACCGCCATCATGCCGCTCATCGAAGGCGGAGCGCGTTACCTTGGCGTATCGTCAGCGAAGGCGGCCACGTACTTCGAGGCGCAGATCAACGACAATATCTGAGGAGGGCCACATGGCGCGACGACTGACACCGGCCGAAGAAAACGCCTTTTTCAAACAGCGAGAGGAACGCGAGGCAACGACCCGAGCGAACATCAAGCGCCGGCAGGCAGCGATCACCACCCCGCGCAAAAAGCGGAAGAAGCAACCGGCCTTCGGAGCGTCACTGTCGGAATCGATTGGCCATATTCGGCGGCGGTCACCGCTTGAGCCGAGGCCATAGGGCCATGTCCTCACCTGTCCGTCCAGAGCGAAAACTCGAGCTGCGGCCGGAGGACCTGGAGGGGGTTCGGCAACGGACGCTCGAACTGCGACCGGAGGACCTGGAGGGGGTTCGGGAACGGACGCTCGAACTGCGGCCGGAGGACCTCGAGAGGATTCGAGAACGGACACTCGCCGCCCCAGCCGATGCCACGCGCACCCGAGCCAACCTGGATCCCCGGCCCCGAGGAGACACCCAACCCCAGCGATCCATTGGCCGGCAGCCAGCCCGCAGCCTACTCGAGGCCGGCGTTCGGCTGCTTCCCCGTGGAGAGGACATCATCGAAGGCTTCGAGGGCCTTCGACCCGGCCGGGGAGACAACCTGCTCGGGGTACTCGGTGCCCCGTTCGGCATGAGCGGCCTGGAGCCGTCAGACGTTGGGGGCGGTGCCCTCGCCAAGCCGGGCTTCATCGCCGGCAAGAAGCTCAGGGATGTGTCGTTGAGTCTGCTGCGCGACCGGCGCAACGCCGAGCTGGCGCGGCTCCGCACCAAGTTCCCCGCGCAAACCCGACAGGTCGAGGGGATGCTGGAAAACCGCCTGGCTGGGGGCCGCCTCGGGCCCCGGCAGCGGCCCGGCCCGCGTTCCGGCGACAACCCGTTCGACGACTTCCTCGACCTGGAGGAGGAGCTGCAACAACGGATCGCCTCAACCAGCCAGGGGGTCAAGATGGAGGGCCTCGCCCGTGACGTGCGCACCACGGCGCTGGAGGGCGCAAATCCCCGACCGAGGAAAGCGTTCAGCGAGCCCGGAATAGACCCGCGTTTCACCGGCGGTCGGGACCTTGATCGCCTCGGAGCCTTGGAGGACGCAGCCGCCGCACGCGATGCGGCGATGAGTGTCGGGATTCGCCCACCGGCCTCGATGGGTCTTGAACGGAGAGGGAGGCTTGCCCTCGAGATCAACCTCAAACCCCCAAGCCGGGGACGCGGAGTTTCAGGTCGGACTGCGGATGCACCTCACGGCGAGCGCGTCGGCGGTCAGAGCATCATTCGCCGGATGATCGACCGGCTGAGAGGGCGGTAGCCGTTGGTCCGACTCGAGCGGTGTAACACGGCGAAGGGCGGGAGCTGCAAGTGGCCCGTCGCCCGCGCCCAGGCGGCCAATATCAAGTGCCTGGGGATCCTGCAACGGAACGTCGGCCGGCGGATCACCGACGGTGAGCTGAACTTCCTGACCCATTCCGAGGTGTGGCACGAGCTGCGCTACCGCGTCATCCGGGGCCAAACCATTGCCCTGCCTTGGGGATACGTCGATGAGGGACCTGTCGATGGGCCCGGCCTCGAGCTGATGATCGCGGAGGGCCTGGCCCCATATCACGCCAAGCGACCCGAGGTGGAAAATGTCACACCCCCACCACCCAAGCCGAGCACGCCCCTCGAGGAACGAGTTGCCGCAGCCAAAGCGGCCAAGCGACGACACCGAGGAGCCTTCTACGGAGTTTGAGGACTTCGAGGATGGCGACCCGATTATGAAAGACCCTGACACCTGGGACGACGACGAATGGACGGAGTGAGATCGGCCTACGATCAAATATCCAACATCCCGATGGGCGAGAAAACCGACCACGGCTGGGAGAACAAGCGCGAGCTGATCCCCGGCCGCACCCGCGAAGCCTACGGCCTGAAGCCCCGCCCGGGGCTCTCCGTCTACCGCTTGCCCCGCACGGGATTCGTCGTGGCCGACTGCCACTATTCCGTCGAGCACAACCGGCGCGAGCCGGGCTGGGCGAAGGCCTCAAGCGCCCGGTACGGCCGCCGTGGCGTGAAATCGTACAAGTGGCGGCAGGAAATGGAGATCGACTTCGACGCGTCGAGTGGCGATCCGGTGTTCGGCAACTACGAGCACGACGTTCACGTCATCGACTCGTTCGAGATCCCGCCCGAATGGCCGCGCTGGCTCATGTACGACCCGGGCGGGGTCAACCCGCACGCCGTCGAGTGGTGGGCCATGGATCCCACGCCGCCGCGCTATACTCTGTTTTGCTACCGGCAGTGGTACAAGGGCCTCGAGATGCCCGACAAATCCGAGGGAGCCTACCACCTGGCGACCGACGTTATCCGGATCTGCCACGAGCTCACGATCGACCCGTTCGGCAACATGGAGCGGATTGACGCCATTATCATCGACCCGGCGGCCAAGCAGACCAAGGCCACGTCGGGCGCCGCCAACAGCTCGGGTTCGTCGCCCAGCGAGCGTACGCAGACGATGTACGAGGAGATCCTTGAGGTCACCGACCAAATCGGCTGGCGGGTCGATGTCGTGACCGGCAACAACCTGAAGGACGCCAGCATCGACGACACCATCGACCGGCTGGGCAATTATCCGCTGTGGGAGGAGCAGGACGGCGATCCGCTTCTCGACGAGGCGGGCGAGCCCATTCCTCTAAAGGACGACGACGGCGAGGATATGTGGGTCGAACCCCGGATGTTCGTATTCCGGAATTGCCGGTGGCTGGCCTGGGAGTTCGCGCACTACAAGTGGGCGAGCTGGTCGTCAGACGTGATCGCAGAGCAGCGAAACCGCCCGGAGGCGCCCGTCGACAAGAATGACCACGCGATGACGAACGTCATTCGCCTGATGAACTGGATCCGCCGGGACGACGATGTGTACGGGGGCGCCCCGGTTCCCACCCCAACTGACCACGCCGGCCGGCTCGTTGCCGATTGGCGTGAACGTCGCAAGGAGGTCGTCCGTGGACACCCTCTCCGTTGAGTACCTGATCCTGATTATCTTCGCCGCGATCCTGGTGTTCATGGCCCTGTCGCTCGTGGTGTTCGGGATCACGGCCTACAAGATTGCCGCCCTGTATGCTCCAGAGCAGATCGTCACACGGCGAGTGCCCCGCTTCGGTGGGGCCCGGCCCGCGATCGAGCCCGCCGATACCGAGGTGGCGATGCCAACCGAGCCCGGAGACAACGGCTGGCCAGAAGTTGCAGGTAAGGACACGACTTCACACATTGCGGGGGCGGCAGCGGTGGTGATGACAGGCGAGCGCGAGAAGTGGTGGGAAGAAAAACGCGAGGATGGCTATACCGACGACGAGATCGCCGCGGAAGAAGCGGCTGCCGTCGTTCCCGTTTTTCAGGAGTAGCGCCCGATGACATCACCAATCAGCGCCGACCAAAATGCGGCGGTCAGTGCAGATAGCGTCAACGAGGGCCAGCAGCCCGAGGGGATCGACGATGCCACCATCAAGAAGGTGGCCGAGATCGCACTGGCAGCTCGCCGGCATACCCAGAATCGACGCTGGGCCGTGGATCGCAACACCTTCCTCAACGAGGCGTTCGACAAGGACGCGCAGTACGTCGAGTTCGATCCCGCCCGCCGTGTCGTGGTTTCCGTGCCCGCCCCAAGAGATTCCGTCCGTCGCACTATCAATTTGACAAAGCCCTATCATCGGACCCAAGAGTCGCGGCTCGTGCGGGGGCAACCCTCATATCAAGTGACTGCGGACGGTGACGACCCAAGCGCCGAGGACGCCGCCGAGCTGGGCGGTGACCTCGTGCCTTGGATCGAGAAGCTCATTGTGATGAGGAAGGTGAGATCCAAGATCGCGTTCTGGCTCCAGCGAGCTGGGACCTGCCTGGTTTGGAATCTCTGGGACTTTGACGGCGGCCCGGCCGTCCAAGATGAAACCGAGGGGGACGTGCCCGCCGGTGCCCCGTTCACAGATGTCCACCCACCGCACGAGTCCTGGTTCTACCCCCTCACCGCCACTGACATCGAATCCTCCGTCGGGATCGGCAGGGACATCCGCATGGGTCGCGCCCAAGCGATCACCGCGTTCCCCGACCTGAAGGGCAAGCTCGCCAGCCCGCAGTCAGATGACACCCGCAGCTCGTCTAGGCTCTCGAGGGCCATTCGAGATTTTCCTCCCGGGCAATCGGGCTGGCACTCACAGACCCTCGGCTTTGGCGTGACAGGGATCGCCAATTCCGACAACGACGAAGCCGGCCGTGAGGATGAGGCGTTGCTGCTCGAGTTCTACGTGGAGCCCGGTGGCTCGCTCGTCGACCTGGGCGCCAACGAGGTCATGCAGTTCCCCAACGGCCTGCGCCTGGTGATGACGCCGATGGGCGAGGTGGGCCACTTCGGCCCCAACGTCTACCAACGGCTGCCCGTCACGCGGATCGGCTTCTCGGAGTCGGCTGGCTTCTGGTCGCCGTCGCCCGCGACCCCACTGCGCCCGCTGCAAATGGCAATCAACTGGGCCTACTCCCTGTGGGAGGAGCACATGGTGCTCGCCGGCCGGCCCATCATGCTCTGGCCCCGACAAGCCAAAGCGGCCTGGCGTCGCCTACAGGATCTCTCTACCAAGATCCTGCAATTTGCCGCAGGGCCCCGGGGCCAACAGCCACAGTACCTCGACCCACCGACCTTCCCCGTGCAGCTCCCCGCGATCCTCGACTTCCTGCTTCAGATGTGGCAGGACATCAGTGGCGTTCACGAGGTGTCGAAGGGGCAGCTCCCCGCGTCGGGAATCTCCGGTGTGGCGATCCAGCTCCTCCAAGACCAGGACGACACGCAGATCGGCTTCGCTGTCGGCGCCATCGAAGTCGGCCTGGCCGACATCATGACGCAGCACCTCGACAACATCCGCCGGTTCGTGGAGTTCCAAATGCTGGCCGAAGGCCTCGGCAATTCCGCGCACCAGGCCCGCCTGTTCAAGGGAAGCGATCTATCCGAGGGCGTCAGCGTCAGCGTGAAGGCGGGATCCGCGCTGCCGAAAGCTCCTGCAGCTTTGGAGGCCAAGGGTAAAGAAGCCTGGCTCGGTGGCTATCTCCTCGATGAGTTCTCGCAGCCCGATTGGCGTCGGCTCCTGGTCATCAACGGCCTGGCCGCCGAGGACCGCCTGTTTGACGAGCTGCAACAAGACAAGAACAATGCGGCCATGGAGGAGGACGCCATTCTCTCCATGGAACCGGACGACCTTCAGATCATTCTGGCGTTCGTCCGCTTCAGCGGTCAGCTACCACCGGAGCTGAATCCGCGCCGGTTCGACGACCACATCGTGCATGAACAGCGGCACAAGAGAAAGCTGAAAGAGGTGCGTGAGCGGCTGGGATCTGGGGACACCCAGGTCACAGAGGACCACCTCACGCTCCTCGAGCTGCACTGGGAGATGCATCAGCTCCCGGCGCTCCAGCAACGCCTCGGGCAACCCGCGCTCGGCGGGTTCGGCGCTGCAACGGGCGAAGTGAATCCACAGGGCCAGCCAGGTGCGGAACCGCAGGCTGGAGCGGCAGCGGCGCAGGATCAACGCGCAGCGCCCACCCCCAGCGCCTAGAGGAGACATCCCATGGCCAAAGACAATGATTTCGGACTCTCGTCCAACGCGGGACCAAGCGAAGTATCCCAAGCGGCAGCCGTCGCCACGATCGACCGTGTAGCGAACGAGGCGCCACCGATGAGCGCCGGCCAGGGCGCACAGGACAACGGCGTTGCCCAGGCGGACGGGAAGCAGGTCGACGACAAGGGTCTGAAGAAGGAGTTCGACCTCAACGAGCCCAACCCCGAACCCGCCGAAGGCGGCGAGCCGGAGAAGGTTGTCGAAGTCGACACCGATCCCGAGGCGGCGAAGCCGGAGCCCGAAGTCGAGCCCGTCGTCGAACCAACGGGCGATCAAGTCGAGCCGATCGACCAGTGGTTGAAGGATGTCCCGGTGAGTGACCGCCAGGACATTCTGAGCGAGTTCATGACGAGCAACATCGACGACCTCAAGGTGTCGGTGCGTCAGGGACACGAAGATGTCGAGATGACGCTGGGCGAGTTGAAACGCGCAGCCTCCGGATACGCGGGTGAGGCCAACGCCGGCCGTCAGATCAAACAGGCCAAAGCAGAAGTAGCGGCCCGCGAGAAAGCTCTCGTAGACCGCGAGAAGTTCATATCAGATCAGTTCGAGAAACCCGGCGACCTGATGACGTTTTTGGATTCCAACGTCACAGATCCCGTGGCGTATTTCACTGCGGTGAAGGACCACGCCGAGGCCGTGCTCGCAGAGGCGGAAGAAAACCCCGGCCGATTCCGTCGTGACGCCAACCTCCGCAAAGAGAACGCGGAGCTGCGCTCCGACATCGCAGACATCAAGGACCTCCTCCGCAACAACGGCCAGAACGGGAAAACCGGGACACCGGAACCCGAAGTGGCGGGCGGCACGACCGCCGATGCGAAACGGGAGGAGATCCGGCAGGAAGGAGAACGCCGCGAGAAACTCGTGGTGAAAGAAGGCTACCAGGTTGACGCCATAGCGAAAATCTGGGCCGACGAGGGAAGGCCCGACGACTTCTATCGCTGGTTTGCCGAGCATCGACTTGCCCAGGAGCGGGACACCGCGAAAGCCAAGGTCGGTACAACGAAGGAGAACCGTCGAAAAGGAGGAGCCGCATTACGCAGGCGCGGGTCGGCCAACCCGACGCCACTGGCAGCCAAGGACGACGGAAAAGTGTTGGACGCGGCTGGCATCAGCGAGTTCCTCCGCAATCACCCGACCAACAAAGGACGAATCACTTAGGAGGTTTGAGCTATGGCGCTCCCACCGGGAGCAACCGTCCAGAGCTTGTCGGACCTACTCCAGATCAAGTACGCTCCGGGGTTAACTCGACAGTTCAACGACTCGCATCCGAACCTCACGTTCATTCGCCAGAACAGCGAAGATGTCACGGCCGAGGGCGACAAGTGCGTCATCGGCATCGAGACTGGCTTGAACGAAGCAGGAGGGGTGCATGGGGAGTCGGCTGATGTTCCGGCCGCGGTCAGTCCGACCGTTCGGAATGTCGAGGTACGGCTAAAGCAGACCACGTTCCGCGCACGGATCTCATGGAAGTTCATGAAGAAGGCGCGGACCACGACCAATGCGTTCGCTCGAGGATTGGATCTCACGCTACGCTCCACCCGTACCGCGATGATGTTGACGGCCAACGGTTACACCTGGGGCGACGGCTCCGGAGTGATCTGCCGCGTCAAGGCCATCGTGGACAATGGTGGCGGCAACGGGGATCTGTCTCTCGATCGTGCGTGGGATATCGTGGATGGTGGACAGCCGTTCCTCACGATCCGGCCGAATCAGACGATTCACATTCTCGACCTGAAAGGGTTCGGGGGTGCAACCGATCGTGGCCAGTTCAAGGTCAACACGGTAGACGTAGAAGCTGATCCGACGCACGTTGTCGCCAACGTGAACGTCATCGGTGCCGCCACCATCGCGGGCATCGTGATCGACGATTTCGTTTACCTCCAGAACACCATCACCGGTTTCACGGACGTGGATGAGACTGAGGACAACAGTCCACCCATGGGCCTGAACGGGTTCTATGACGAGCTGCTCGTTGATCCGCTGCAAGGCCTTGCGGTGGCGACCGAGCCGTTCTGGAAGCCGCACAAGCGCAACGCAACGCAAGCCACGGTGATTGGCGACATGAACCGGTCTCGCAACGCGCAGATGAAACGCGCTCCGGGCAACCGGATCGAGTTCATCATCGGTTCGCACGAAACCCGCGAACGGTGGCACGACGCGCTCGTCCAAAAGGCCGAGTGGCGGAACGTGTCCAAGCTCGACGGGTCGTTTGACGTGGCGGTGTTCGCCGGCAGGCCGTTCTTTGCCGATCACACCGCTCCGGATACGATTGCCTACTTCATCCCTGGTGGGAACGCCATTCAGCGGTACAACGTGGCCGACTTCATCGAGGTGGTGAACGACGACAACAGCACCTTGCATCTCGTCCCGAACAAGACCGTGTTCGATATTCTGTTCACGACTCTGTACGAGTTCGGCATCTCGCGGCGGAACAACCTCGTTTCGCTTCGCCAGATGAACTGGTAGCCCTCACCCACACGCGGAGGGTACCATGCCATCGAGAACAGCAAGGATAAAAGCGTTTTGGCCGGTTGCCGCCGGATTGTCGGCGGCATCGGTTGCAGTTGAAGTGACGACGGTGTTCACGGATGGCTACGTGCTGCTCGGGGATACGGTTTTGTTGACTCCCGCCAACGCTGCTGCGGCCGCGTTGGAAGGTGGAGCGACGGGCGTATTCGGCAGCGTGACAGCGGACGGTACCGTGACGATCACCCACGCCGCCGCTGCTGGTGGCGAGCTGTGGCACGTCGTTGTCGTCCCGCAAGGGATGAGCGAGCTGTAATGAGTGCTACGGTCGTCGCCTTCGATCCGCGCATGGACCTGGCAACAGCGATCCAGCGCGACCCGGAAGGACACTTCCATAAGTCGATTGGCGGCGACCGGCGCCTCCCACCCTGGTTCGGTTCGGATCAGGGCAGCTTGCCCCCGCACGAAGTGCAGGATCGCTTGTCCCGCTTCCTCACCGACCGGTGCTATGCACAGCCGGCCGGCGAGTTCGACATCCGGCATAATTGGTTCGATCGACAGTTCGAGTTCATGCGCTGGATACCGGACTTTGAGGAGCAGGACCGCGACGGAAAAATCAGCCTCGTCACATGGTCGCCCCTGACGTTGCAGGTGTGGCCGGAAGCGCAGGGATGGCTTCCCGGTGGCGAAGCCCTGTTCGACTACATCTACCGCTGCTTTCTCGGGAACGATGCGGACACGCAACGCGAACGAGCTGCGCGGGAGGCGAAGCAGGAAGCGGAGATTCACGTCGGTCGATTGTCCTCCCTGGTGTCACAGGGCGTGGCGACCGACGCGCAGCTCGAGGAGTACGAGCACTATCTCAAGATCGCAGACCCGGATGGTTGGCAGGCAACCTACGAGCTTGCGGACGAGATGCGGCGACCCACGGTGGAAATGATGGATGAGTTAGGCATCTAAGGAGCAATCATGTCACTGAGTAGCGATAAGCTGAACGGACACCCGTCGGGGATTGACCCCCAGCCCGGCAAACGCTCTGCGGTCATCCGGGCCCACAACGGCTACCCGTCGGCGCGGAAGGCGAAGGCGCGGAAGCAGGCAGCGGGGACGCCAGCGGAACAACGCCGGCGGATCGACCTGGCCGCGAAGAACCGTGAGCGGGCAATCCAGCGCCAGCGAAATCTGAAAATGCTGGAGATTTACGGCATCCCCGAGCCGGTGAAGGTGCCCGGCGAATCGGGATTGTTCTCCCGCTGGCTGAAGGAGAAGAAGGACCGGAAGGTGAAGTTCGACAACCTGGCCCAGTTCTGTCTCCACGTCATGAAGAATTACGGCGACGAGGAGAAGGATGAGCAGTGGCGCCAGTTCTTGGCCGCTGCCGATCCGCAGGGCGATTCGGAAGAAGAACACGCCCGCGAAACCCTGGAGGCCGTGAGCCGCATCGAGACACAGGAGAGCGTTCCGGTGCTCGCAACGGGCGACATCCCGGCCGAGTCATTCACCGCTGAAGTCGAGGACGTTTAGCCATGCCGCCGACCACCAGCTTTACCCCACAGAGCGTCATCAACACGGCCCGGCTGCGCCATCCGGGCCTCAGTATTTTGGTCCTCGATGACCCGGAACTGGTTGACGACTACAACCAATCCACCCGGATGCTGATGACCCAGGTCATCAAGACCAAGCGCGAAGCCCTGATGCAGGAAACGGCCGATCTGGCTGTGGCCGGCGCGGACGGCGGGCGGATCGACCTGGAGTTCCCCGAGGGCGAGCTGGTGGGTATACCGACCGCGATCGAAGCCGTGACGGCAGGAGGCCGTAGTCGCGTGCTCCTGAAAACGAACATCGAGCACCGCGAGGCCATGGCGCGAGAGTTCATCGACGACGGCCGCCCGGCGGCCATCATCATCCGCGACACCGTGAACAACCGCTGGGAGCTGGTCGAGGTGGTCAACTGGACCGGCGTGACGGCCATCTCCGTGTTCGCCACGTTCTTCCCCGTCGACGTGACGGTGGGCACGCTGAACACCGAGGTGTTGCTGCCCTTCATCCTGTTCGGCCCCCTGGTCGAGCAGATGGCGTTGCAGCTCGGCCACCGCGCCGATGTGTCCCTGGAGTGGAAGCAAGGCCAGCAGCAGGAAGTCGTCGCTTCGCTTCAGTCCGCGCTGACTGAGTTTGCACTGTAATGTCGCGCACCGAGTTTCTAGTCTCGTTGCAGGATCAAGCGGTGCGGAACATCGTGGGCAACCCCACGCTCATCAGCGGCACGGGACCTGGCGGCTCGGGTACGGCGCCGATCACCGAGGGGTGGAACAACACCTACAAGCGGATGTTGCGCGAGATCGACCTCACGGCCACGGGGCCGAGTCACTTCCAGCGGTTCGACGGCATCGTGCCGTATCGGAAAGCTGACGCGATGATGCCGCCGAATCCGCCTACCGACATGATCTACCGTGTGCGCGAAACGGTGGGCGCCCAATACGTGAGTGGCGCTGGCGTGTCCCGCGTCGGCTGGGGCCACACGATCGGCTGGTCAAACAACTTCCCAGGAGCGCCGCCAGCCGGAAATCTGGATCCCGGTTTTATCGGCTTCCTGTGGTATCAGGTGGGGGCCACCGTCGCCAACTGGCGTTGCAAGGCGGCGGCGAACGACGGCACGTTCCTGTTCGACTTCGACACCGGCCTGCCCGGTGACGGCGTGATCTACACTCTGCGCATCGACATCGACAACCGCCTCGGCCAGCGCAACATCAAGTACTACGTCGACGAGGCGCTCGTCGCCACGTTCACGCCGGCGTCGGGCGTCCTCGGCGGGATCGACACCAGCGATCCGCGATTCGGAATCGGCATCAACTGCCAGCAGGGGAATCGCGCGCTGGCGCTTCACGGGATGCTCGGACAGCAGGGCCACGAGTATTTCGTGCAGACCGGACCCACGGAGGTGTCGGCATGACCGAGATCGTCCAGCCGCTCATCACCCACAGCACGAACCAGCGCACGTTCTATCCGGGCCTCGACGTGACGGCCTTCGACGCGCAGTTCGGCACCGGGGCCACGCTCATCAACATCACGCTGGACAACCAGCAGTGGTTGCTCCACCGGCATACGGCGGCCGGCGACGACGTGTACGCCCAGATCCTCGGTTCGTGGGGCATGGTTCACAGCCTGCTCGATCCGCTCATCCAAGGCCCGAACCACATCCTGGTGTTCCAAGAGACAATCATTATCGACTTCCAGGCGGCCACGCAGGGGCGAATCTTCTTCGGCCTCGGTGCCTGGACGGACGTGACGGACGACGACACGCTGCGCGGGATCGGCTTCTACTGCGACCACGACACGCAGGTGTGGTTCGCGCTGCTGTCGGACGCCACCGGCGATCGCGTGCGCCTCAACACGGCGATCGACGTGACCGCACGGCACCACCTACGCCTTGAAGTGGACGGCATCCTACACCAAGTGCGGTTCTACCTGGACGGCAACCTCGTCGCTTCGCACACTCTGACCGTCCCGCTCGAGCAGATCGCCACGGGAACAACCCTGGATTTTTTGCAGCTCGCCCTACGATCGACGGGAGAGCTGATCCAGGGCTATATGTCGGGCGGCGCCGTCGACCAAGTGCTCCTCATCACG